CGGGAAAATAGCCTATGGTGGATCAAGTGGAACGGGAAGTGGATCGCCTTCGGATACCTGGAGGATGCAATCGAGGCGCTGAGATGACCTGCCCGCAATGCGCCGCCCGGAACACGAAGCGATGCGACACCCCGGGCCTGCGCGAGTTGATGGGCGCTACTACTTGGGACTGCCCGTGTTTCGAGAATGGACAGCTTGGATATAATGGAGACGACCGCGCAGCCATGACCGCAATAAAAGACGCCCGCAATCACCACCGCCAACGGGCAAAGGGGAATAGATGAAAGCATTTCCATCGGTACAGTTTTCGCACATGGAAGCCGAAGCTGGGTCAGACATACCGAAGCCAGTATATATAAACCATCCTGGGATGGATTTGAGAGATTATATGGCCGCTCATTCCCTGGCGTCTATCGTCCATGACTTCGCATCTCCTGGGATCGAGGATACAGGAACGTGGTGCAACTGGGTTGCTAGAGTATCGTACGACGTGGCCGACGCCATGATGAAAGCACGGGAGGCAAACGATGACCTGTAAAGACTGTGCAGAAAGCCGCGACGGAGAGCCCTTTGGTTCCTGTTGCTCCATGTGCGAAGAGCGTATCCGCGCCCTGGACCCGCCGCTCGACTGGGACGACGAGGAGCGGGTGGTGGAGGCGCTGGAAGAACACATCGTCGAGATCGAACCCCCTGGACCACGGAGGGCACTGGTAAGAGAAGCGGACGCCCTGCTCGTCCAATCAGAGTTGGATGTTGCGCTTGAGTCATTAAATGAATATCGCGCCATGTGCGCCAAGCTTGCGGAGGCGCTTAAGATGGCACAAAATACTATGCAATATCGAAGGTATTTTGATAAAAATGCAACTTACGATACTATGAAAAGATGGGACGTCGAGGAAGCCCTAGTCACAGCGATACTCAAAGAATGGGAGGATCAAAATGAATGACCATGAACATGCCCTCGACTCAGCGAAATGGGTAAGAGCAAACGTATCTAAGAATGCTGAGTTCATACATGCCGATACCTTGCGTGTTCTCGCAAGAGGACTGATATCCGCAGACGCTCGCATCTCCGAACTGGAAGCGGCGCTGAAATCGCTTATTGATCTTGCGGACCTTGGATTTAGAATTGCCAGGCTCGAATGCGGTGTGCCAGAGATAAAACGATTCGAGAAAAACTTCCAGTTAGCTAAAGAGATTTTAGCAGGGGATGAAAAATGAACGACAATAAAAACATCGAGGTATCCCCCGGCACATGGATGACTCCAAGCCGAGCCGCCGCAGAGGCGTTGTTTCGAGACCTTACTGATGGATGGGTGATCACGTCTCAAAATGGACTGATCGACTGCATCGAGGAACACCTAAAAGCATGGTCGGACGCTCGCATCGCCGAACTGGAAGCGGCGCTGGAGGATATTGATGACAAATACATCGAGGAGGATGAAGAATGAGCTACATCATCGAGCGCCCAGCCGGTATGCCGGACTGGGTGGAGATTGGGATCAAGGTTATGGTGAGGGATTATGCAACCGACAAATGGGAAGGGCCTTATGTTTTAGTTGGATTTGATAATATGCAGGGCTATCCATTCCTTACGATAAATGGAAACTTCTGGATTGAAGCCAAACCCTACATCCCATGGACACCGAAGGAAGGGGAGTGGTGCGCATTTTGGGATAATAAGGATGAGTTCCCAACGATACGCAAATATCTTGATTCTTCGGAAGAGTGCTATTTATCTATTTATAAACATGGGTATAGTAGATGGGCATATGTCGCCCGCATCACCAACGATGACGGGAGCCTCATCGACATCCGCTGTACGGTGGATGAACTTAAAGCCAAGACCGACTGGATTTGACCGGAGGAAATGTGAAAACAGGAATTCTTTACACCATCAAGGTAGTCAATCGGCACTACCTGACCGGATACTACATCGGAGAAACGACAGCGCCTATACCGACGCAGAGTTTCCATGATGCCGATCATGTAAGCGGGCCAGCCATATGGTGGTCAGACAAATCAAGCCGCCAAGCTGGAAGTAAAAAGTGCGAAAAGATTTTGTCGAGTCACATTTTGGCTGTCTTCGAACTTATACCGGAGACGCAACCATGACAGACCATATCACAATCTTAGGAAAGACGTACAAAATTCTCATTACCGACGACGTTGGATCAGCCGGAAACCTTGGAAACTCCAAGCGGTCAAGTCAAGTAATCACGCTGAACGGCGAACAATGCGCTCCTGAGCAGCTCGAGGAAACCCTGCTCCACGAGGTTATCCATATGGTTGACGGGGAACTTTCTATGGGTCTACCCGAGGAAACCATTGCGCGGTTGTCGGTAGGGATTTACTCGGCAGGGTATAGGTTGAAAGAATGATCGAAACCATGAAGCTATCCGAACCAGGATACCGCCTATTCCGCAAGATGGACGGGGAGATTATCTTACAGCATTTCTGCATTGAAAAATGGTTAAGCATGCTTGAAGTCGAGGGCCATTGGGAGAACGTGGAGACGGTGAACGAGGGTCAGAACGGTATCACGTCGTCAAACGCTTCCTGATTCCAGACCCTTTCAATAATCCTATGAAACCGCCCGTCCATCATGTACCGAATCTTATCGGGTGGACGGGCTTTTTCTAGTTCTTCTGTTCGCTCCGGTTGTGTTTTCAATCCAGCCTTCAATGATACTTCCATAAATGCCTTGCGCGCCTTATTCCCGGCGAATCCATCATGAAACACGCAAAAATATTCGGATATTGGTTTTTCGTCTAGCTGCCCGTAGTACCGGCATACGATCATTTGTTTTCCCGCCTTGGAGTATTGAAGCGACCAGAACCAGGACGATACATCCATTTCCTTCACCATGTCCTGACCGGAAATATCATCGTCGTGCAATTTCCATTTTTTTTCGTCCTCGATCGTGAATTGATACCCGCAGCATGGGCAAACCTTCGCCTGGATTGCTACCATTTCTTCGCATTGGGGACATATCTTAGACGGCGCGATTCCTTCGCCTTTCGTTACCTTTTCCGGTGGCCGCACCGCGATAATCGGGCCATGCATGGCGACGTTACCCGCGAAATCTAGCACTAGACAATTATCTATATGGCTTTTTATTCGTAGACCCCTGCCTACCATCTGCATATACAGCCCCGGCGAACAGGTTGGGCGTAGCATGACGATAAGGTCAATATCGGGGTAATCGAATCCCGTGGTGAGTATATTGGCATTGGTAACGGCGCGGATCGTTCCAGCCTTGAAGTCCCGGAGTATCCGGTCCCTTTCCTCCGCCGGGGTGTCCCCTGTTACCGTCTCAGCTGCCACGCCCTGGGCCTGTAGCGCGTTCCGGATATGGTAGGCATGTTCTACACCGGAACAGAAAAACAACCACGCCCTACGGCCTTCGGCACGCCGTATGGTCTCGGCTACGGCTTCCTCGTTCAACAATTCGCTATCAACCGCCTTCTGTAGTTCGGCCTCTACGTACTCCCCGCCCCGCTTGTGGACGGCGCTGGTGTCGATGGTCAGCGCCGTATGTTTGCTCCGCACCTGGGCAAGAAAGCCCTGTTGCTGGAGGATCAAAATAGAAGTCGGTTCGATAAGCGCGTCGAATATGGCGGGCTTGTCCGTAATCATCCCATGGCCCAGCCGGTACGGGGTGGCGGTCAATCCGATGACCCGGAGAGCCGGATTTATTGCCGATAGTTCGGCGATGACTTTCCGATAGGCCCCGGTTTCCTCGTGGCTTATCTCGTGGGCTTCGTCAATGATGATTAGGTCCCGGTGGCCTAGTTCCATAGCTCGGTTACGGATCGATTGGATACCCGCGAACGTGATCGGTTCAATGTCCCGCTTATTGAGAGACGCCGAATAAATACCCACGGGGGCATTCGGCCAGATTGTCCTGAGCCTGTCATAGTTCTGCTGGATTAATTCCTTCCGTGCCGTGATCTTGAGGATCTTCGTCCCCGGCCAGGATTGCAGGGCGTCCTGACAAAGCGCCGCGATGACGATACTTTTCCCCGCCCCGGTTGGTAGCACGATGCATGGATTGCCGGGGTAGTTCCGGAGGTAATGGTATGTCTGGTCGATCGCGGCGCGTTGGTAGGGGCGGAGGGTCATAATAGATTACCTTGTGTTGGGGTGGTTGGCTCCGGTTGGAACAAAGTACCCTGCGCGGCGTGGGTCTTGTACCGCTCGCATGCGGCGGCATAGTAATCAGCGTCAAGCTCCATCCATGTCAGGTCGAATCCGAGGTCATGGCAGGCTATGGCGATAGACCCGGATCCTCCATGGGTGTCAAGGATGCGGTCTCCGGGCTTGGCGTAGCGGGATAGGAGCCACTTGTAGAGGGCGACGGGTTTAGCCGTTGGATGGATCTTGTCTCCTGTTCGGTTGTCAAACCTAAACAATGCCGCCGGGAAGTCAAAAGAAGTCCAGGCTAATTCTATTTGTGAAAAGTTTTCCCACGGTTGAACTTTATCCCACGCAATCACGCAACGGGATGGCGGCAACGGGAAATAATTACCGCCCCAGATAATTTGATTTTTTGACACTCTAAAAAGTTCACTAAAATATTCCTTTGTCGGAATA